AGTAAGGGTAAGTTCTTAATATCCATCATCTCATTATCGCCGTCCTTTCTTACAAGTCTTACATTACCCCCTTTCCAGATGCTCTCGCAACTGCTCTTGTCGTTAGGTCTCCATATCGCATTATGGACTGCCGCAAACTGATTTAAACTCTCAAACTGGAATACAACTCCTTCTAACTCTCGTCCAATGACCCACTCGCCCTCAAAGGTCTTCTTCAACTTCTTAACCATCTTATCTACTCGCTCCGTCAATTTACAACTTCCCTCAACTTTACATCTAAACAAGTCCTCCTCTTTTCTGTATCGGCAAGTCCATACATTCTTTCCGTTGTAGGCACCTGCTCCTCCGCTCAACTTAATACAACCTCCTATCTGGTGCTTAAGCAACTCGCCGTTCTCAAATATCTTTCTGTTTTCTCGTTCGCCTAACGCTCTCTTCTCGCCGAGAAACGCCTTCTGTTCGCCCACTGGTTTCTTCTCTTTCTTAGAAGCACCGCCTCCTCTTTTCTTTACATCTCCAGCGAGGGTTTGTCCGTAAGCACCCTTCACTATGCCTTCTAATAGTTCTTCTCCTAATTCGTCGCAGTCCTCAATCGCCTTCAGTATCTCACTATCCATACTTCCAATTCCCATATTCACTACAATAGGGTTAATAAACCCATCTCTTTCGCAACATTTTCTAATTCTGTTTCTCTGGTCTTCAACCCAACTACTCAAGACCTTCTCGGCGTTTTCTTGTCTCCACTTTCCGTAGTTTGCCTCTGCCTGTTCCATCATCTTTTTCATTTTTATATCATTAACTTTCTTCTGGTAAATCGCCAACATTTTTTCTGCTTCTTCTTCATCTTCATTATCAACACTAATGAAGGCACCCTCGTCGGTCTCGTCGTCGCCAATTTCGCTCTCATCAACTTCACTGGTCTCACTCTCAACTTCACTCTCCGCAGTCTCAACTTCCTTAGTCTCAACTTCCTCGTCTATCAATTCAACAGAGGCAACATTAATATCATTCATTTCCATAGTAGCAATTTCAACCACCTCCTTCTTCTTCGCTTCCGCCTCTAACGCAAGTTTCGCCTTCTTCTTCTGGTAAGCAATCTGGTTTTTAGTCAAGACAACTTCGGTGTTAAGTTCAGCGTTCATTTTGTTAAGTTCGGTAGTTTCGGTTTGGGATTTGGTTTGTTCGTTCAAGTTCAAGGACATAGTGTTATGTTTTATTTTATACTCTCAACTATTACCAGAAAAAATGTCCCAGTTTTATATAAAACAAAAAAATACCTTTTTAGGTCAATTTGGGTATATTCCATTATAGGATAATATTGGGAAAAAAAACATATATACATAGCATCGGCAAAACGCCCTGCTATTTTTTTTAAATTAAGTTAAGTTAAAGGTTATACAAATCATACAACTTACATCATAAATACATTTACATCGTATCCTGCTTCTCGCATCTTTTTAATAAAGTCCTCGGTCTCCTCATCTTCCACTTTAAGTTCTTTTACTTTATCTTCTAATTCTTTTACAAACAAGGTTTTTATTAAGATTAATTTTTTAAGTTCATAGGTCTCAATGACCTCGTCTCTAATACCCTTACAAGTCCTCAAGTCAATTCCCATTGCTTCGGCACTTTCCCTAATACCGAATATCGCCTCTAAGTAGGCATCTCGGTCGCCCACTAAGTTAGTAAAACCCTTCATCGCTTTCTCCAATAACTTCGCCTTGTAGTCTGGGTCATTACATTTCCGCATACTTTCTTCAACACTTCTCGCTTGAGTGGTAGTTTGAAACATCAATCCCTCGCTTTGTATGGTCGTCATCATTTCCGTAGGACGATTGTTTCCGTAATTACTAAGACCTTTCCAACCATTATTAACACCAGCAACCTTATCAAAGGAGGGCATCTTCTCAACACCGCTTCCCTTACAAGTCTCGCATACTCTTATATGCCTTTCGTATTTCTTATTCGCTTCCGTAGGGTGTCCGCAGATTATATGTCCGCAAGACATCTGGATAGTTCTTCGTTGTCCGCCTTTAGTGTATGTTTTAGACATTTTCAATGAGTATATATTTTATTTTATGCTCTCAACTTACAGCAGAAAAAATGTCCCAGTTTTATAGGAAACAAAAATATACCTATTTAGGTCAAAAAGGGTATTTAAAAGAATTAAATAAAATTGGGACATTTTTTCTGTATAAAATGAGAAGCATATACATAATACAGAAATGAACGCTACGACGAAAATGATGAAGAATATGAAATGCCTTGTTGCTGAATACAGACAGACAACTACATTCAAACTCCCTCTGGGTTTGGACTTGGAGAATAAGAACATAGTTGAAGAATACTGGGTTAAATGGAATACGCTTACTATTAAGTTAGAGAATGGTGAGACACTTACTATTGCTGGTAGTGATTGCGAAGATGATAAGAAACACCCTGAAGAAACCAGACTTGAAGATGCGGAAGACTGGGGTATAGAATACGATGAGGACGAGAAACCTGCGTATCATATATGCGAATACTGCGAGGACAATCTTGTTGATGAAACGAATGGTAAGAATGTTTGCGAAGAATGTTATGAGGACAACCTTGTAAGAAGGTGCGACCACTGCGATTGTATAGAGGTTAAAGACCTTGACGACGAGTTTCAAATCATAGTAGAAGAAGAGGACGGAACCCATATATGCGAAAGTTGTATAGACGAAAAAGAGGAAGAAGAGGACGAAGAGGACGAAGAACCTGAAGAAAAACCTAAAGAAGAACCTAAATACGATACTGAAAGCGAGGACAGCGATACTGAAAGCGAGGAAGAAAAGGACGATGTAAAAACAATACTATTTGACGACATAGATAGATTTCCAGAGCGAAGAGTTGAAGGACAACAATACTATATACAAGACGACGCTGACGAAGATACTTGCGGAGGTGGAAACGGAGGAGCAACCTATACATACGATAAGCAAAACGACTGGTGGAGTAAGCACCCTAACGAAAGGTTAAAAGATGCGTATAAGGCATTAGCATTGAGAAACACCGAAGACTTAGCATTTGGGAGTGGTATATTACATAGACCCCACTATGAAGATAATGAAGATGATTGTTGTATGAGTTGCGGAGTTCAAGAGAGTTATAAAAACTTTTGCGATGATTGTAGGGATATAAGAAACCGAGAATATGTAAGAGATGATGGTTTAACCGACGAAGAATACAAAGACCAGTTAAAGGATGTAATGATGCCCTTGAGAAATACCATAAATGAGATTGAAGATGCTATTGACGGATGGATGACCTACGAAGAGGGTGAAAGAAATATAGAAGACCTTGAGTTTTGGAAGGACATTGCGGATAGAGTGATGAAAAGGAAATTGATTAATAGACAATAATATATTAAAGATAATGGAATATTTAGTATATGGTATATTTATATAATTGTATGGATTTTGTATGTATTGCTTTAATGATATATTTAATTAAGAAAAACTAAAGGGGATACTCCCTTTTTTTTATCTATATATATATTTATAATATGACTTGTAAATATGTATCAATATTCGGTAGGATAGGTGGTAAAGTAAAGACCAGAGAAAAGATAATAGCAAGGTTTCCTCCTGACGACGAGTGGAATACATTTTGCGAAGTATTTGCTGGAAGCGGAGCAGTATTTAGAGGTCTTGATATTGACCCTAATAAGAAGTATATCTTAAATGACCTAAACGACGACATCTACGCCATATGGGTTGATATTAAAAAGGTAAAACCTGAAGACCTGAAGGCAATGGATTTTGTAGGAGACCGAGATAAGTTTTACGCCCTCAAGGAAGACAACCCTAAAAAATTAAATGAAAGGATATATCGTAATCTGTATTTGTCCTATAATTCATACGCCAACCAAAGAGTATCATACGCCCAGAAGGGAAGTAAAAATCCTGTTTCAAGGTTAAAGAAATGTATAGAGGTAGTCCAAGATGACCTAAAAAAAACAATAATAACGAACCAAGATTATATTGCTTGTATTAAAAAATGGGATAGTCCAAAGACATTGTTTTACATAGACCCTCCCTATATGGAAAAAGAGCATCTATACGATGGTATGTCTGTAAATCCATACGAATTAGCGGAAGTATGTAGAAAGATGAAAGGCAAGTTTATAATGTCTTATAACATACACCCAGAGGTGCGAAAAGCATTTGAGGGTTTTACCTTTACGAAATTGAAGTTTTCCTACCAGATTTACCTGAAGGAAGAAGATAAACAAAAGACCACTACCAAAAATGAATATTTAATACAGAATTATTAGAAATATTTAGAAACTTTTTATCTATCCTATTATTATAATGGATAAAAAGATTGAGAATATCATTGCTTTAGACAATTTGATAAAGGAAGAACCTGATAATGATGGTGCTTACATATGCTTTATTTGCTCCGTATTAGACCTTCTTGAAGACGGAGGTTTTTTAACAGACAGAGGTAAAATGATGATACAACAAAACATATGCGAGGACTTGTTAATAATGACGAAATCACCCAAAGCATTAACCAGAGTATCGCTATACTTAACAATTGCTAATATTGCTGGGATACTTTATTTAGGGTTTGTTGATTGCCTTGATTTAGATAGGTTTAAGACCATTATTCCTGAAGATTTAAAAGAATGTATTAGGTCTAAAAAGGATAGAATTGATTTAATCACTGGTGCTTCATTGAAGGTATTAAAGGAAAATATTGAAAACCTAAATGATAAATACGCCAAGATTTACTATGAAGAAAAGATAGGTTGTTTTGTAAAAGATGTATTTAACAAAAGGGATACATTACATATGAAAAGTAGCGTAGAAGAGATTTACAAGAAAGGACAAGAGTTAAAACTTTAATAAAACCGATTACATATTATAATTACAATATAATATTTAAAAACTACCTAAAGGGAGACATATCTCTTACCACCATTAGGACCTAACTCACTATCATTATAGGCATTTGCGATTTGAGATTGACTATTACTACTTGCTGGTAAATAAGTATAATTAATAAAACCACCACCAATTTTCATTCCAGTTCCTTTTAAAATATCACCAGTGATTTCTGGTCTCTTTTTTACTCTATCTAAAACTAATTCTACTGCTGGGTCAAAACTATTAGAAGTATCAGCATAAGGCATCGCAACTACCCTACCTTTAGCATCTTTTACTGATGTAGAAGGGTCTCCGCTATGAATAATAAAACTCATAAGTTTATTATCACCACTATTGATGGGATTACCTCTAATTTTGTAGTCCGCTTTCTCGGTAAAATGATTTCTAAATTGAGCGGCAGTTCCCTTCTGGACGACAGAAGCACCACCACTTTTATACCCTTCTTTAGCATCGGCAGATTTTATAACATCTCGGTAAGACATATTATTATCTTTCGCATACTGCTTACAATATGAAATCCAAGGATTACTCATTTTAATATTAGGTGAGATATTATTTTCCTCTGTTTCGTCTAAACCTCTTCCTTTCTTCCTTTTTCGTTTCATTCCTTCATATCCTAATGGTTCAAACCAAGACATATAACGAAAACGACCAGTTCTTTTTTCGCTCGGTCTCCTACGAAAATCATCTCTACCAGCAAAGTCATATTCACCCAACCATCTTAATATATTCGTAAGAAGTTTTTTATTTGAGTTATTATCTTCCTTATCCCCCCTATTATAACGATTTTCTGCGTTTCCATCATAATAAAGCATCGGTCTCAGTTGTTTAATTTGTTCTGGTTTTAATTCTAAACCAAATGTATTTTTCATATAATAAAATGCTCTATTAGCAGTAGTTAAATCCCAAGGATTATATTCTTTTTCAACATTCTCCTTTGTAGGTTCTAATTTTGCTATTTCTTCTTTATCAAGTTCGTTCGCATACCAACCTTCCCAATGGTCTTCTTCCCAAGTATCAGTATATTCTTGTATCTGCTCTTCTTCTGGTTGTCCTTTATATCTTTCGTAAAGCGATATTTCATAAGGCAAGTATGCTCTATATCCAATATATCCAATACTTCGTTTAAACTGCTGATGAAAATCATTAACCGCCCATCTAAAAAAACTACCTTCAGTATGAAAAGATGGTTTGTCTTCTTCATTCCAACTAAGTATTCTCATATTAATATCTTCCAATTGAGCGTTCTGGTCGTCTTCTTCTTCTTCTTCGGTTCTCGCAAATCTGCCTCTTCTTGCCGCTTTTCTTTTACTTCTTTCTTCTGCTTCTTTCGTCCTTTCGGCATCAGTTTTAATAGGACCATTCATAGCGTAAAGCAATCTAACACCAAACTCATAATCAAGCATCGCAACTAAAAAACGCCATATTTCATCACTATCTCCATATCCAATATTACCCCAACTCAATCTCATATTACTTGTAGGAGGAAACAGAAGTCGTATAGGACTTCCTTTTATTTCATTCTCATTAGCAAGTTTATTGTAGTTCATTCTCATCGCCCAAGGTTCTTTCCAAGTTCCATATGTTCCCAATGCTGGAGTATTGCTTACAAGATTAGAATAACTTTCGCCATAGTTTCTTGAGGATATATTAGAATAATACTGGTTAATAGTTGTAGGACAAAATCGCCTTTGTATATCATCATCAGTAAGTTTTTCCTTTCTTGCTTGTTTTGCTAATTTAACAAAGATAGGGTCATCTGCTCTTAGCGGTCGTTTATTTTCAATTACTCTTTCAAATAGAAGTTTAGCGGATACTTGAATAGTTTTTCTATAATCATCTTGTTCGTCTCCCTCGTCCCTCATTCTTTCAAAGTAATCCTTAGGTTCTTTTCGCCCTTTAGGTTTAAATCTTTCAGTAGGCGGTTCTTTAGGTTCTAACGCTGGTCTTTTTCTAACACCTGCTTTTTCTACCTCCTTTTCTGCCGCTTTTTCTTCCGCTTTTGCGGCATTTCTTTCTGCTTGAGTAAGTCCTTCATCGTCGGCAACAAGATTAGCAAATAGGTCTTCCTCTTCATCTTCTTCTTTTTTCTTAGGTTCTCTTGCTGGTGCTTTAACATCTTTTCTACCTTGCTTTCCTTTTACAATTCCTTTTTTACAATTCTTAGGTAATTTACAAGGTCTTCCTCTTTCGCTATTAGTAAAAGGTATTTCTGGTATGTTTTCAAAGTCTTTTGCTATAAACTCGTCCTCATATTTATCAATCAACTCATCATAACCCTTAATTAATGCTCTATCTGCTGGTGAGAAGTCTTTTATATTAGGTTTATTTTCACCACCTTCTCGTTGTTGTAATTCTGGAATAGGTATTGCTCTTCTATCAACACCAATAACAAACTGACCTTTTCTTTTAGCAAGATTACGGATTTTTGTAATAGGATTTACTAATTTGTAATTATAACCGCTCTTTTTATTATTCGTAGCAATAGCAAATGGAGGCACTTGTAAATTGTATTCAGTTTCATAAGGTAATTTGACTTTATCATCTTCCCCAAGAATAAGACCATTACCCAATCGTAAGTCGGTCATTAACGATTTGAGTTCTTCTTTTACCTTTTTAAGTCGCTCAACCTTTTTTTTTATGGTAGTATTTGCTTTAACTAAGGTATTTTGATTTTTAATAGCAATTTCAAGTTCCGCTTTTTTAGGGTCTTCTTCTAATCCGTTTAATAAACTTAGTTGTTTTTTAGCATTTTCAAGGGTAGTATGCTTTGCGTAAATCTTACCAGTAGTTTTATTATAAACCCTATAGGCATCATCTTTGAGTTTCCTAATAGCGTAAGGCATTATATAATATATAACAATATATTATTTAACCATTTACCAAAGTATATTTCTTGCTAAATTGTTTGCGGAATATTTATCGTCTTTCCAATTTCCTCTCATATTTGCGGTTCGTCTTAGGTAATTTGCCCTTCTAATAGGGTCTTGATGCTTTGTAAAATCCTCGTAATTTAATGCCCCAAAATGTATCCACTTGTTAGTATTAGGGTTAAATACCATAAACTTTTTACCTTTCTTAGTAGATGGTTCAAACAATACATTTTTACCAAGATACTTAATGGCGTTTTTTTTAGCAATAGAAGCATTAGACCATAGTCCGCTTCCATATTCGGTGTCTGCGGAAACCCTATTTAATATATCTGGAGAATGTTCTTTCAATGGATTATAACTTTCTGCTTTGATTTCAGTAGTAGGCGTTTTTGTTGCTATACTTACTATATCTCGGTCGCTTCTAATATCAGTTTGATTTCCAGAATGTCTTTTAATTAGAGGGTGAGTTGCTTTATTTAATGTAATAATTTCTTTTGATTTACTGCCTAATAATTCTGCCTGAAGTCCGCCTTGAGAATGCCCTATGGTTGAAACATTTTTCGCACCATATTTCTTCTCCGCTTTTTTCTGGACTGCTTCTGCTTCTTTATATCTATTAGTTTTTTTATACAAGTATTCACCTCCAAGAGCGAAGGCAAGATTATTACCCCAATCGGTAATACCTTCTGTTCCCCTATGAGCGACAACTGCTCTATCACCTTTGCTATAAACTTTTGAGGTTTTAGTAGATAATTGTTTATCAATAGTCCAATCGCCTACTTTTGCTCTGCCGTCATAGGAAGCATCTAATAAACCTTTGAGTTCATCTCGTCCTAATTTACCGCCACTCTTAACCAGATGGGATTTATCTATGTCTGCTGCCTTACCACCCATTACAGCGGAGTATATTCTCGCCGCCGCCCATTGCTCCGCTGATTTTACTTGAGGTCTAACTGACGATGGATTAGTATAATATGCTCCAACTCCCTTATCAAATATGGTTTCTAATCCATCAATATCATATCCAGTTATTTTTGCGATTTCTACTAATGAATGACTTTCATCTTTATCAAATCCATATTTTTCGTTAAACTTGTTTTTGTAAGTTAAAACCATCTATAACATACATAGACATAATAATACAATACCACCTACTAATAAACACCCTAAAATAAAACCAATAATAACATTTTGTTTTTCAACGATTTCTTTTATTTCCCTACTGGGTTTCAATAATTCCTCGTATAAAGACTTATGGAAGTCCTCTGGTTGTAGCGATTTCATCATCTCCTTTATATAGGCGACTATTATTTTCTAAATCTTTTAACTGGTGTAATTCTAATCCAAAATCTATTTTTGAAGAAGTAGGAGTAGATGTATATTTCATACTCTCATCTATGGGTGCTAATGCGTCCTTCATACGCTTTGATTTTGTAAGATTAGCATTTTCCACTAATTTAATATATTCATTATAGGTCTCATCTAAAAACAATCTTCCCTTTTCTACTCTATGCTCTACTTGTAGGTTCAATACTTTATAAATAGAATACGCCAATAGTAAGAAGTTTCTGGACGCTATGAGTTCCTGTTCCATATTCTTTTGAATACCCAAATAGAGTTCAATGGACGCTAATATAGCAGAAACTAAACTCAATAGGCAAGTCAGTAGCGAAATATCACCTTGCTTCATATAAGGGGTCATTCCAACGGACGCTATGCTCGTTATACTTGATAATACAATAAGAGGCAATTTGAAATACTTAAGATGCCCTTTGTAATGATAATACCTATCCTTATGGTAGGTTGATAATATTATAGAGTTTAATCGTATATTCTCTAATATTTTTTCTATATCTTCACTCCATTCCATTTACTATTACTTGAGATTTTAATGGTTTTGTTCTAATCTTTCCAGAGGCAGTATAACCATAGGGAGCAACTTCTTCTAAAGCACCAATTTCTATTAAACCATTGAAAACGAGTTGTTGCTCTTCTAAAATCTTTTCGTCAGTTGTTAGGTCTATTACAACACCTATAGGTATTTGCTCCAAGAGTGGTTTATCTTCTGCTACTACTGGTATTATCTGGTCTCGTATATAAACATTACCCTTGTAATTCTTGTTAAAGATGGTAGTTTTAGTTGTTGTTCTTCCAATCATTATACTAAAGGAAAAGAATATTTTTTATACTAATCTTGTTAATATAATTGATGTTCTATAAGTTCCACTCCAAGTTGAACTATCAGCAGTTCCACCAGCAAGAACAAAACTACAAGCACCAACAGCACCAATACTAATTTGAAAAGTATCAACAAAACTACAATAAGTTCCCATCGGTGTTCCAGCAGGGTCATATTGAATTGCTGTTTGAAGACCACCATTAGCATACCCAAATACCGAACTCTGGACGCAGTCAGTATTAGTAGTATCATACGCTAAATAAGTAAGAACATTTCTCGTATTAATAGCACCAGTATAAAACCCAACTTCCACCTTCCAAATTGTAGTAGCAGTCATATCAATAGGAGCACCAAAATTAACTATATTTGTAGTAGGAGTTCCCATTACAGAAAACGAACCAGTATTATAACTTGAACGAGGTATAATATTAACATTATTAAGGTATAATAATGGAGCATTCACTTTACAAATACCAGCAGTAGCATTCAAAACAACATCGCCAAATGAAGAAGTAAGACTAATATCGTCATTAGCGGTCGCAGATATATAAGCACCAGCACCAGTAGCACTCATAGTCAAAATAGAAGAAGCGGTTATACCAATTGTAGTAGCATTAATATTAGTAATCCCAGCAGATTTTCCAGCAATCGTAATATTTCCGCTTCCACTTGACCCAGTAGTATCAATTGTTAAATTACCAGTAGAAGTTCTAATGTTATGTCCGTCCATATCCAAAGGTTTTAAACAATTTATCTCATTTTGATTTCCGTTTAATTGTAGAAAATTAGCAAAAGAACCATTAACAAAACAACCCATTTCAATAGAACCATCTTCCGCTCCACCAGTAATATCTCTAATGGTATGAGTAATTCTTGTATATTCTTGTTTATTTAAGAAACTATCTTCGCCATATACGGATTGTTGAAATAGGACATCACCATTAGTAGGAGCAACACCTTTATCTTTAAAAACTTCCAAAGCAACAGAACTACTATCAGCATTAGTATTCGTAAGAGTTAATATAGGATTAGCAGAACCACCAGTAGTGCTTGATGTTAATTTAAGTTGAGTATCCTTCACTTGTAATGGCGTAGCATCTAAAGTTTCCATTACAAAAGGTAGAGTATTACCAACCCAAGCAATACCAAAATGTTCGCCGACAACAGCAGTATCTCCTGCTTGAGTATTAATAACCCTTGTAGGAGTAGTATCGGCATTTTGAATTGAAATAGCATCATTAACCGCCAATAAAGAAGCGTTTAATCCATTAGGAGCAACAGCAGATAAATATGCTATTTTGTTAGATAAAGTATCCCAACTTGTAGTAGTAGTAGTAGTTCCATTATTATATGCTATTCCAACAGAGTTCATAGTAATTCCATTAGGGGTAGTTAATACATCTTCTAAAATAGTAATCCCATTCGCACCAGCACCATAGGTATTATCTCCAGCATTTAAAGAAGCAATCATAGGAGCGTTCATATCAATTGTAGGGTTCATTGTATATTATACATTTATAAAATAAATTAGATTTATAAAGGTATTTCTAAATGATTAAGTTTTGATTATATACCTCATTAAATAACAAGGAACAGAACCAGTAAGAGCAGTAGGAACGGCAACACCAATAGGAGTAGTAAAAGAACTAACTAATTGAGTTCCATTAGCAGAACTACTACTACTGACTGGTGTAAATTGATTAACACTTCCATCACCAGACGCTTTACCTTTATACATAGACCAATCGGCAATACCATTAGGAGAGTTTAAACAAATCGGTTGGTTTCCTGCTGGCGATACTGGGGACGCTATAGATGTTATATTAGCAAGTTGTATATTATTATTACTAATGGTAAAAAGACCGCTTTCAGTAGCACCTGTAGATTGATTATCTCCCTTTATAAAGTTTTGAACCAAGTTAGGAACATTAAAAAAACCACCAGTTCCACCATAGGTATATCCTAATAAAGCAAATAACGCTGGGTAAGCAGTTGTAGAAGATTGAGTGCTGTCGCATAGTAAATACCCAGTAGGAACTGAATTACCAGCAAAAGCAACAATAGTTCCAGTAAGGACGCTTGATGCTGCCGCTCCGCTACTAATAGCAGTAATTTTTCCATTACTATCAATCGTCATATTTGTATCTGTATATGTTCCAGCGGCACCTCCAGTATAAGCAGAAGTCATTGAAGTAGTAGCAAATGATAATGTATTTACGGCACTAATGTTTTGATTATTCATATTAATAGGTTGAGAACCAGCATTATTACCAGCAATTAGAACATCAGTAAGAGTATTAGAACTACCAGCAGTAATAGCAGATTGAACCCAAGCAGTCGTAGGAATAGTTGTAGAACTATCTGTAGATGCTGGAATAACACCAGCAGAAGTAGGTAATTGAGCGTTAGTAAATGAAGCAGACCCTAAAACTTGAATATTTTGTAATGTTTCGCTTCCTTGAGCGGTAGGAAATCGTAAGTAATTAGCGTTTAAGTATGCTGTATCAATGGTAGGGTTTGCTCCTTGACCGAAAGCATCATTGTTAAATACTGGGGGCGTATTAGGATTAGGCGGATTTGAAGACGACATATATATTTAGGTTTAGATAATTTTTAAAATATTATATCTATTATATATAACGATGCCTAAAAGTAATAAACCTACTGGTGAATTAATAAACTGGTATGAGAAAATACCCAAGAAGTTTCTTTTAGACCAGCATAATCCTCATTACGACATACATCATATTAAACTACCATTTAGAATGCTTATCACTGGAGCGTCTGGTAGTGGTAAGACCCAAACATTATTGTCTATCATTTACAATATGCCGAATACATTTGAGAACATATTTATTACAACCAAAAATAAAGATGAACCGCTCTACAACTATATTGACGACAAGTATGGTAAGAAGGGTGTTAAAATTACTGAAATTGATAAAGATGGATTACCAGATTTAGACAAGTTAGATAAGACCCAACAGAACCTAATAATCTTTGATGATTTAGTAGGTGAGAAAAACCAAAAACCTATGGAGCAATACTTCTTGAGAGCAAGAAAGAAAAACGCCTCAATGATTTATATTACTCAATCCTACTATGCTGTCCCTAAAATGATTAGAAATAATTTGTCCTATTTAATAGTAAAACAGATTGCTTCAATGAAAAACCTAACAATGATAGGCAGAGAATACGATTTAGGTATTGATAAGAAGGAACTGATTGATATGTATAAATACGCCACCAAAGAGAAGAGTGATTTTTTATTGATTGACCTTGAGGGCGAACCAAATGAGAGGTTTAGAAAGAACCTAAATGAAGTATTTGATATAGGAGAAGATGGTGAAGATGAGTAAATTATTTTTAAAATAATAGTATTTTTATAAAAATAATATCCAAGTAGTATATATAAAATGGCGAATATGTTATTACGAAACTTTAGAAATCCCAGTGATTACGAAAAGGCAAAGATGACCCAAGACCAACTATTAGCAGTTGCTATTAGTAATGACGCTAATACCGCAAGAGCAAGAAAAGCATACAAAAGAGGAGAAGTCCCAGTCCCTACTGAAATGGAAAGTGCCGACAATGATGAACTAATGATGGATAAGAGTAAAGTTTATAATGAAGCATTAAGCAATGTAAAATCTTTAGGTTTTAAAGGAACTCAAGCGTCCAGTATTGTCGCCCAAATGGACGATGATGATACTATGTTTAAAATGAACCAGACATTTCCAGCAATCTATAAAGATATTACCAGTAGGTTTGATAAGAGATTAATTACTCCAGAGTTTTTTCTCAATTATTTAACTCAATACCTCGCTAATTTAGACGCTTCTAAAGGTCTCACCGCTAATATGTTAGGAACAGCATACAATCAATTTGTAGATACTGGTGCTGATTTAAGACGATTACTTGCCTCTCAAGAGGATATTAGAGTATTGATTGAAGATGTATCATCAAGAAGTTTTACCCAAAACCAACAACAATATTTAATACCTATACTTGAAAGGTTAAGAGATTTAGAAAACTCATTACCTAATGATGAGGAATATGATACTTTCTCTGCGATGTCTTCTACCGATAGTGCGAGAGCATTTCAACTCGCTCAGCAAATACAAAAGGAAACTAAATCATTACCTACAAGAGAAGACTTTGTTTCATTGATGGAAGAAATACAAAATGGAAGTCTATCCAATAGTGAAATAGTAAGAAAGTTAAATGATTTTGTTGCTGGTGTTTCCGCAAAAGATACTGATGCCCTAAATAATATATTAGCAATTCTTACTCCGCAAGAACTACCGCAAATGTATAATAAAGAGGTTTCATCTCCTATAGGGCGTTTAGGAAGTTTAGATGGAAGAATATTTAGACTTACCGAAGATGGTCCAAGAGAACTTACGAGTGCCTATATTAAAGAACTGAAAACATCACCATCAATTAAGAGAATGAGTGGTGGTATTGATTTTGTAAATCTGGGTGTAAGAAAAATATATGCTTACTTTGAAGCGGAAGAGGATTTATTAACTATGAAACAACCAGCGTCATCTGCTACTCAATCGTCTATGATTAATGCCCCATCATCTCAAGGCGGAATATCCTTTAAAATAGAAGAACGAACAGACCAGAGTAAAGGTAATGTTGAAGGTGATTTAGAAGAAGAAGAAAATGTAAATGCTGGTGCTACTGGTAATAAAGAGGGTGTAGGTGTTAGAAAGACAAAAATGAAAGTAATTAAAATAGGAAAAGGCATTGCCGTAGAGCAACAACCTAAATACAGAGAGTTAGGTAAATATGCTATTCATTACGGACAACTTGTTAATAATGATATTCTCAATGTTAAGTATAAAAGTTTAGGGGGAATACCTCAATTTAAACCAGTGGCGATTAGTGATGTCTTTAAGGATTTCCTAATTGACCTACTGGATACTGGAAAAGTAAATAACCGAACATACGAACAAGTGCCTATGGAAGAGCGAAAATTGTTTGAGCGTATTGCTACTGGTGCTGGTATTATTCATAACCTAAAAATCAAGAAGACCATTACTAATCAAGATGCCGAAGATAATAAACGATTTGAATTACTTAAGGGAGAATACCTCGCTGGTAATAACTCTAACGCCGTATTGAAAGAGTTGAGACGATTTGTTATTAAGTTTATGAATGAAGGTAAAATTACAAAAAACTCTGGAATGACCTTATTGATGGAATTAGCAGTTTAGGCAAACTTTTAAATAATTTTATCTGTTTCTATTATAAATGAGAAACTTTATTTTGAACTCCTCTAACATAGTGCCGAATACGAATAACTCTAAATTGGTATATCAGTTTAGCGGTGGTGGTATTACCATTAAGAAGGGACAAAAAGTCGCATTAGCATCAGTCCAGATGTATTATTCAACCTTCAATATTACTGCCGCTCAAGGTAATAATGTATTTAATTATATTTGGTTTGATGGAACTACTAATGTAATTACAATTCCAGATGGTTTTTATGACGCAGATGGTCTCAATAATTATTTACGATTTGAAATGTTGGCGAATAAACATTATCTTACTACCATTACTTCTGGTGAAATTGTATATTTTTTAGCAATATCTACAAACGCCACTTTCTACTCTATTCAGTTGGATTGTTTTATAATGAATACTACTTTGTTTCCAGCGGCGACCTATGCTCTTCCAGCAGGAGCAACTTGGGTAGTCCCTACTGGTGCTGCTTCACCTTGTCCTATGTTTCAAATACTTAACAATGCTTTTAAAGAAATAATCGGTTTTGCTGTAGGTTTTTATCCTCAAGGTAATCCTCAACCTCCTAATACTCCAGCGGTAGTGCCTTATGGAACTACTACTTATGGTGCTGCTCCTACCTACATTCAATCACCAGCATATACTACTAATCAAGCATTCATTTCAAAAGATAGTGGTTTAGTGCCTCAAATAACGCCATTGTCTTCCTACATTCTTACTTGTAATTTAGTAAATAATACCTTTGCTGTCCCTAATAACTTGTTGTATTCATTTGCCCCAGTAGGAGCATTTGGTAGTCAATTTACTATAGCACCTAATCAATATGTTTTCATTGATGCGAACGATGGTTTATTTACTGCTTTTGAATTACGATTTACCGACCAGAATAATTTTCCAGTTGCTATTCAAGACCCTAACTATGTTATTATGATTATTATTGCTGATAAAAATGAAGGTGGTTTTAGTTAAAGTTTTTTTCTATTACCTAATATATATATGTATATTCATAAGTTAGGCAAGACTACCAGTGGTTTAGGCGGAAGAATGACTATGTCTCAAGGAAGAACGATGAGAGGAACAAGTAATACCATTGCGAGACATCATAAACGAACTATGGGAACTACTTTAAAACCAGAGGTTTTTGAGGGAGGCAGAGTTGTTAGAGGAAGCGAGACTTTAAGACAAATGAAAGTTTCGCAAACAAGAATGCCTAAAAAATATGTCGCCTTTGAATAAATTATTTAGGCGGTTTTATAATTTTATTATCTTTAATAATATTATAATGGATAATCTCGTCTTTGAAGAAAGCATTAATAGCGAACTCTCCCAGAGTGAGTTTGTTGATAAGCAATGGTTATATATTAACGACAACAATAACGGCAGTTATTCTTCCCAGATTATTTTGGATACTACGCCCTTGTCTAACGCTGGTGGTTATATTAATTGGAGTGAGGCGTTTATAGCAATCCCTTTAGTGCTTCAGTTGGAGAGTGCCGCTATTGCCTCAGCAACTACAAATGCCGACTTTGTTTTAGGAATGAAGAACGGATACTTTCAAATCCTCCACTCTCTTACTTGCGATTTCAATAACGGAAACATTATTCAGCAAGTCCCTTTCTTGAATGTCTTTAGCAGTTTTAAATGCCTAACCTCTTGGAGTGATGGTGATGTTAAAAATTGGGGGTCTGTATGCGGTTTTGCCCCAGATAGTAGTCGCTCTTGGATTTACAACTCTGTTGCTGGTGATACGACCATTTGGTCTGCTGGTGCTGGAACTGGTCTATGTAATAACAGACTTGCTCCAGTTGTCCCTATTCTAACGCCTCTTGCTGCCGATGGAACTGGTGCTGGTGCTACTAACCAGTCTTACTCATCTTCGGTTGCTTCTCTTGATGCTGCCGATTATAGAGGACAATCTAACGCTGGTCTGCTTAAGCGTATTCAATACCTTAACTATGGTCTTGATGCTAATGGTGCTGGAACTTTTAATAACGGACAAGTCAATCTTTTAGGAGGATTAACTATGGCGACCCAGACATTTATGTCCTATGTTAATACTTCTACTGCTAATACCAGAGCAGTTATTTTTGACGCTATTGTCCGTCTTAAAGATGTTGCCGACTTTTTCCAGAAATGCCCTCTATTGAAGGGTGCTACTATGAGAATTGCTTTGAATACTAATCAGTGCTTCTTTCCTTGGAAGGCGGCAAATCTCGCCTATACTGCCGCTACTGGTGTCCCTTCAATTGCTCCCTCTTTGCTTTTGACTGCTTCTCCTACTATCTTGGGTGGTGGTGGAACTTGCCCTATTATGATTTCTCAAAGCGACGCAGGACAGGGTTTAGAAGGTCTTGCTCCTACTGCCGCTACTACGCAAACCGCTATTACTGGTAAGGCATCATTGTCTATTGTTAGGTCTCAATTCGTCGGTGGAAACTTTATGACTGCTACTATCGCCGCTCCTATTACATCGGTTAGATTGTATGCTCCTTGCTACACTATGTCTCCTATTGCCGAGCAAAGATACTTGTCTCTTACTCCTACAAAGAAGGTTGTATATAATGATATTTTCCAGTATCAGTTTAACGATGTCCCTACTGGTAATTTCAATTTGTTAGTGTCTAACGGCATTACAAATGTTAGAGGTGTTGTTGTAGTCCCTTTCCTCAATCAGTCATCTAACGGCATCACTGGTGCTGGTAATTGGGGTGCTGCCGCTATTACGGATACTCTTCTATCTCCCTTTGCTTCTTCAGGTGGAACACCAGACCCAGTTGCTCTTACTAACTTCAATATTCAAGTGAGCGGAAAAAATCTTTTCCTCCAGCAACTTCAATATACATACGAGCAATTTTACGAGCAACTTGTATCGTCTAATCAGTTGAACGGCAGTCTTACTACCTCTCTTGCCTCTGGTCTCATTGGTAAGGAAGACTTTGAGTTCCTATACAGATACTATTATGGTAATGTCTCAAGGTCTCTTCCCAGTGAAGATGGTGTCGCTAAGTCTATCCAGATTTTAGGAACTATCAGCACTCCCCAGACCGCCGTAAAGGTTAATTTTATGGTATTCGTTGAGTTTGAAAGAGAAATAACCATAGATGTTAGAACTGGAGCGAGAATTGCTTAAAACTATTTAGAAATATTTAAACTGCGAAATGGTAAGAAAACCCTAATAAATCTTTAATTGTTTAGGCGTAATTTTATAATTTTATTATCTTTAATAATATTATATAATGAGTATTCCTTGTCCTTGTATGCTTACTGGAGGTCAAATTAGAAGTATGAGTGCTGGTAAATCCGCTCAACTTAAACCTCATCAATTTACCGCTGATGCTCCTCATACTTTAATGCTTATGCCTTCTACTGCGAAGAGAATAGGTAAAGCAATTAATAGAATGAAAGGTGTAAGACTTGCCCTAAAGGGTGATGAAACCGCTGTTGATACTATGACTGGTGAAGGTATTTTTGGAAAGCAGTTTGACCGCTTTGTTAAAAAAACCATTGGTAAGAAAGCAACTAAATCGTTATACGGCGTTGCTGATAAAGTTTTGAAACCGATGGTTAATAAAGGTTTAGATGCTGCCTCAATGGCGGCAATGGCGTATGCTCCAGCGGCAGCACCAGCAATAATGGCGGCGAAAAGAGTAGCGAAAGGTTATTTAGATAGACCTTCTGCTTATCAAGCAAACCCCAGTAAAGAAATGATGAAAGATGCCGATTTAGCATCTGTAGGTATGGAGATTGCGAAAGAACAAATGAAAGGTCAAGGTATTTTTGGAAAGCAATTTGACCGCTTTGTTAAGAAGACCATTGGTAAGAAAGCAACGAAAACTATTTACAAGGCATTAGATAAGTCTGCGAAACCGCTTGTTAATAAGGGTTTAGACCTTGCTGAAAAGGCAGCATTAGCGTATGCTCCAGAGGCAGCACCAGCAATAGCGGCAGCAAAGAGAGTTGCGAAAGGATATGTTGATGACCCCAGCGGTTATCAAAAAGACCCTACAGGTAGAGCAATGAAAGATGCCGATTTAGCGAAGGTTGCTATGGATGTTGCGAAAGAACAAATGAAGGGCGGTAGAGTAAGAAGTATGGGTGGTGCTTTAGCAGGTTTTTCTCCTTCTTTAAGAATGGCGAGACGAAGGTTAAGATTGAGTGGTGCTGGTTTTGGTCCAGCAGGAAGCGGTGTTTCTGTAGCACCAGACGAACAAACATTATCTCCCTTTGCGAGATTGAGTAGTCCTCAAATGAACCCCTTTATTGCTCCAGCGAAATATCAATCGTTTAATCGTATTGATGGTAAAGGTTTCGGTCCAGCAGGAAGCGGATTTAAACCAGCAGGAAGCGGAATGATGGGTTGCGTCAATGCCTCTTGTCGCTCTGGAATGGGTATGTATGGATTACCTATGTAAATAGTTAAGTTGAAAGTATTTGAATTATATATTAATATTTAATTATCTAATATATACTTTAACGAAATTATAATATAAAGACAGCACTAATATATATTCATAATGAGTAGAAGTTGCGATGCTGATAGACCCTATTTGCTAATGGGAGAAGTGAATGAGACAATCTTTTTAGAAGATTTAAAGAAGGAGTTTGGTTATGACCTTTATAAAAATAAAGCATACTGGGCGGTTATTGATTTTGGTAGTAAAAAGAATAAGTCCTCTGTTGAGATGAAGAGTAGAACTTGTAAGCATAACTCCTTTGAGAATACTATGTTTGGTGCGAATAAACTGACTTATGCTTGGAATGGTATTAAAACCTATGGTAAGCGTTTCTTCTTTGTATTTGCTTTTACTGATGGTCTTTACTCTTGGGAACTAACCAGAGAAAACTATGAACTTGCTGGTGGTGATAAAATGATTTACCTTGATGGAACAAGTGAGCGAGGTGTTGAAGATTACAAAGACCATTTTCATATACCGATAGACCAGTTGAAATGTATTTCTACAAAACCCAGTTATGTCCCTCCAGAATTACAGCATAAGGCGGACAAATATAATACTGACCCTTCGGTTAGTAAGAACCCAGCATATAAGTCTGTTAATGCTTCTCAAGCAGATTGGAGAGCAAACGCCATTAGTAAAATGAAAGGTAATTGCCTAATTGATTTAACAAAGGTCTAAACTAATATTATAATATATATATAATATGAGTATTACAAACATACAGATAGAGGACTTTGCTGAGAAACTAAAATTACCTATTATAGGTGTATTTAGTAAAAACCAGTTGCCTTGGAAAAAAGAGGTAGGGTCTTACTATGTAAATATGGAAGATGCCGATAAGGGAAACGGAACTCATTGGGTTATGTTTAAAATCTTCAAGAACCATAAGGTCATCTACTTTGATAGTTTTGGATTTGAAATGCCGAAACCAGTAAAGGAGTGGTTAAAACCATTTGCCCCTATTGCTATTAATAAACGACAAATACAAGACATTAAAAGTCAATTATGCGGATACTATTGTTTAGCAACCGATTACTATATGACCTATGATTGTAAGACGAAAGATATATTTGAATGCTATGATGATTACCTTAATACTTGGACTATTAATACTTTAGATAATGACCGACTACTTAAAGAATACCTTACAATAATTTAATATTAATATATAGAATTAGTATTTAAAAAATATCCTAATATATAATATAGACCCTAATGGAAGCAAAAAAATATTACACCCCAGCAGTTAAAAAAGCAATCCTCGTTTATAGAGCAAAGCATTTGGACGAGTATAATGAATACCAGCGAGACCACTATGCTAAAATGAAAGAGGACGAGGAATGGAGAAAGACCTTCAATGATAAATGCCGAGAGGCAAACCAGCGATACAGGGATAATAAACGCAAAAGTTTAGGCGATGCCGTTAAAGGAAGGGGAAGACCCAGAAAAATAGAGACTACCCATTTAGAGCAAAATGAGGTTTTAATTGAATAATATAAAATTGGTATTTTTTTTTATGAATAATACGAATATCATATATATATACTTAATGTTAAACAACTTAGAAATAAATTATCAATATATAGTAAGTATGAATAGCAAGAAGAAGACCTCAACTTTAGGCAGTGCTAAAAAAGCAAAGGAGATGATATTTCAAGTTGTCCGTATGACTTTCAAGACGCAACCGAAAGGTAAGCGAACGAGATGGGTAGAGCAGACGAGAACCTTTACTGCCTTTGGAAAAAACAAGACGGACTTGAACGCCCAGATACTCACTAAGTTTGATTATATTAAATACCAGATTGAAGAGAACTCACCTACCGCAAGTAAGGACTTCGGTTATGAGGTGATTGAAGAAACCAGAAAACCATTACAGGTAAAGGGTAAGCAAGGATATATGACTAAGAAGATGAAACAAACAACCTTGCTATTAGACGGAGACGATAAGCAAGAGTGGGATACTGGAACTGGTCGTTGCGTCTTTGACTACCTCATATATAAATATGGCGAACTTAAGGGGTTTAAAAAGTGTATGAATTACGAATACCTTGACGACCTATTCGCTGGAAGATTGAATGAGAACTATTTAGATAGTGAGGGTAAAGTATTGAACCCTAACCAGAAACCGCTTGAAGAAGGTGTAAGTGTATTTCAGTTGGAAGTATTCTGTAGTCGCTTTGGAATTAGAATGTATGTCTATGATATTGACGACCAGTGTATTCATCACTATACGCCTCCTATGATTAATAAAAACGGACGACCTCTTATCTATCGTATTTACAACAATCATATATACCCTATTGAAGACGAAACCGAAAGGAAGAGTATGGTAGGTAAAACCCTTTATGATGAAAGACCAGAAGACCAGAAAGCAATTGCTATTCGCTCTAAGGATATTGAAATAATGGAAGAAAGCAAAGCAACCGAAACTGAATATAATATTGTAGCACCACCAGTAAGATACTATGAAGGAACAGAAATAGAACAACCTTATAATGAAGATGAACGAAATGCGTTTGCCTTAGACTATATTTACAAGATGAAGAAACTGCCGTTTCCTATTAATAAATCTAAACTATACTTTCAAGATGGAGCGATTTCTAATATGAAGGTTGGCGATGACTATATTATGACTACGCCTCCTAACGAAATGATTAAAAAATATATGGATACAAACGACTTTGTCTTTCAAGGTGAAGAACCAGTCCATATACTATATCAACTATGGAAAGATACTTATTGCGATGATGATGGAAACCCTATTAGCATTCATAAGAACGAAATGCGTAGCAATGTAAATACTGCCGTAGCAAAGGTATTACTTGCCGAAGGTGTTAAATACAGAACTCATTACGGAGCAACAAGAGACCTAAGCGAATATATGGAAATGATTGAAGAATATGAAACCATTACTAAGATTGAAGAAGAAGTGGTTGATACGCCCTTTGGTAAGAAGAAGAAGAAGACAAAGCAAATTACTAATAAGTTAAAACCTAAACGCCGTCTGCTTGATAAGATGATTGACGAGGGAGAAATAATAGGTTGCGATATTGAGAAGTGCTATGCGTCTTGCCTATTAAATCCTCAAGACGATTGGATAGTGCTTGACTTCTTAGACGAGGTTGAAAACTTTATAGACAACGACTATGAGAAGTTGCCGTTGGGTTTGTATTATGTAGAAACAAACGACCTAACATTACTCCATCAATCTAACTGGTATAGTAATAATATTTTAGATATGGCGAAAGAGTTAGGCATTGAGTTTAAGATTGCCTATCAAATATTAGACAAACTCAAATACAAAGGTGAAGAGCGTAATAGTGATTACTTCCATAGTATCATTACTGCTGCCTTAGATGAGTTCGCTGATTTTCCAGAGTTGCGTAAGTTAGTAATAAACCAGATTACAGGTTGCTTAGGTAAAACAAACGGAACATCATTAGAAGTCCATTTAAATAATAATCTTGAAGAAGTATGGGAGAAGTTTGTTATGCCTAACGCTGAGAAAAATAAAGATGTATTCATACAACCTCTCAAGCATAATGACGAAACCCTATGGATATATGGAAATACAAAAAAGACCGAGTGGTTAGATTTCAACTTGCCTATGTATATTCAAATATTAGACTGGAGTAATATGATGCTCTATGATATGGCGAAACAAATGGGCGGTGAAGTCCTATTTCGTAAAACCGATTGCGTAGTAGTAAGAGGTGGAAAACCAGTAAAAGAAAAAACCGCTACTCCATATGAAGAAGACAACTACAATCATATTACGGATACTTGGGGTAGTTATAGAAACGAAGACAAGGAACATATTAAGCAACTGAACTACGAAACCACTATGCGAGAAAACCGACATATTGAAAAACCAGAGGTAGAAAACTTATGGACTACCTACGACTACTGCGATAGTGATGAGTGGGAGAAAATAATAAAGACCGCCATTGAAAAGAAAGGTATGCTTATTATGGGACGAGCAGGAACAGGCAAGTCATATGTCCCTAAGAAAGCAGTGGAAGAAAAACTAATAAAAGACGATACGAAATGCCGTCTTGCTTTTACGAATAAAGCGTCCAGAAATATTAATGGAACTACTATTCATAAGGCATTAGCAATCAATAGCAAGAACAAGACGAATAACAAAACCCTTGCGAAATACAAAAGCACCGATGTTATAATCGTTGATGAGATTAGTATGATTAATGCTGACCTATGGAAACTACTATCTCATTTAAAGAAAACCAGTGGAGCAACATTTATATTGTTAGGTGATTACCGACAATGTCGCCCTATTGAAGAAGACAGAATAGACATTGAAGATGCGACCTATTTCAATCACCCAGTCGTAAAGTATCTTACAAATAATAACCGATGCGAACTCAATGTTAGAAAGCGATATGATGAAGCATTATGGAACTATGCCGAAGACTTCTATGAGCGAGATGTTGTAGGCAGACAGATTAAAGAAAAGCGTCCTACGATAGAGCAGATTTACCTTCATAAGAATATATGCTACTTGAATAAAACCAGAGACAGAATTAATGATAGTTGTATGGAGCATTTCAAGGAACAGACAGACAGCATCTATTTACCCTATGAGCGTAAAGACGATAAAGACAGACCTAACTCAGTCCATCTATTTATTGGATTACCTATTATGAGTATCAAGAACGACAGCGAATTAGGTATTATCAATAGCGATGAGTTTCAGGTTGTTAATTTTGATGAGGACAACTTTACAGCAGAGCGAGTTGAGGACGGCACCTCATTAGAGTTTGAGTGCGATGACTTCCATAAGTATTTCGTAGCGAACTATTGCTCTACTACGCATAAAAGTCAAGGTG